GGTCTCCGCGCTCTCCGCCGCGCTCTGCGCCGATGCCGCCGCCGCATTGGCCGATGCCGCCGCGCCGTTTATCGTGCCAAGAACCGCGTCGATCTGGCTCTGCAACTGCTCGGCCTGCGTGGGCGGCACGTCTTGCTCCGTCTCCGCACTGGTGTCCCACTTGCTCTCGCCAACGGTGAACGCGCCGTGCACCGCCGTAGTGGCCCGCGTTTCCTTATCGCCGGATACCGCCGCGCCCTTTACGGCCAGCGTCATCTCCCCGGCGTATTTCTTTGCGCCGTTGGGTACCGGGACCATATACACCGTGGTGCTGTTCTTCTCCAGCAGGTCCGCCGTCAGCAGCGTTTCGATGGTCTTTTCACCCAACGCGTCCCGGAACTGCACCGTCTTGGTCAGCCCCTCCCACAGCGGGGAGAACTCCATCCGCAGCACAACGTCGTTGTGGCTGCCAGCCGCGCCGATAAGCACCTTGTCCCCGGCGATATACTCATTTTGGATTTTCAGAGGGATCGTCCTCGTCATGTCCGCTCCTTTCTGCCGTGAAAAAACGGCACAGCAATCAGGAAGGATAACGTCCTTCTCCGCTTGCTGCGCCGTGTCACAACCGTTTTTGGGTCTCGCGGTGGTATGCAGTTGTCAGTTCAGCTGCTGCTTGACCGCCTCATACTCCCGGGCCTTTTCCTCCAGCATCTCCGCTGTGGCCGCGTCCTGGGCCATCGACCGGCGGATGATGTTGTATACCGGCCGCGGGATACGGACGTGCTTGCCCCGCTGGATACGGTACACCTTGCCGTTCAGCCCCACCACGATGTCGTCCTTGTATTTGTCGTCGTCCTTGAAAGCGTAGAACGATACCATGCCGTCGTCCGCCTCCCTGACAGACATACCGCGCATGACCTCCTCGGCGGCCTTTGCGGCCTCCTTGGCGTCCTCAGCCTCCTTCTTGGCCTGCTCCAGCGCCTCGTTGGCCGCGGCCAATGCCTGTTCCATTTCCTCAGGCGTTCTCTGCTTCTTTTCTGCCATGTTTATCACTCCTCATGTCCGGGGCGGAGGGGGACAATGCCCCCTCCGCTTGTGTGTTAGTTCATCAGGCCGCTCTCAAAGGTAGAGGCGGACTCGATACGCACCATGTACTGCTCCACCAGTCGCTCGGCCACCTTGGTCAGCTTCCAGCCAGCGGTGGCACGCTGGTTCAGCGGGTCAGCGGTGCCGGAAGAGCCCAGCTGCTTCACGATGTGCTGCAGACCGCCGCCCTCCAGCTCGGTCACGCCGTAGGCGTCGGCGCCCACGATCAGGGTGGAATACACGTCGCGGCCCTTTGCGCCGCCCTCACCTGGATAGATCACGGCAGACGCGGCAGGCGTGGTTGCGGGGCTGTCCTTCACGGTGATGGTCGCAGCACCGGCAGCACCTGCGGCCGCGGACGCCACCTCCATCAGCTCGCTGCCAACCAGGATCTCGCGGCCGGTCAGCGCGGCAGCCTGGTTGGTGCTCAGGGCCTCGGCGACGGTGATGACCTTGCCGGACGCGCTCTTGACGGTCAGGTCACGCACAGCGGCGTTGCTGCCGTCGGCGATCACCAGATCAGGCGCGTGGAAGATCTTTGCCTCGGTGGTCTCCACGAAACGGACGCCCTCGATCTTGCCGATCTCGCCCTCGTAGATACCGTCGGGGTCGGAGTAGGTCTTCACGTCCACCCACTTCTTGTCGCTCATCAGGTCATAGGCGGTGTCGGGGTGAATGATACCCGCGAAATAGCCGTTGATCTTCTGGGCGTTCATGACCTTCAGCGCACGGACGGCCTTGCGGATGTCGTCCACGCTCAGGTACTTGTTGTTGGCCTCAGTGGCGTCGCCGCCCACCAGCTCGCTTCTGTCCTTGGCGCCGCCGGCATACACCACGTTGGTGCCGCCTGCCAGCACCTCGCGGGTGATGGTGTCGGAGGTACGGCCGGCCTGAGAGGCCAGCAGACGAGTGGCCTGCACCAGGTTGTTGTCAATAGCGGTCAGCTCAAGGATGTCGGACAGCTCGATGTAACCGCCGTACTGCTTGATGGTCGCACGGATGACGCCCATGCTCAGCTTCTGGCCGGCAGGCGTCACACCTTCGGTCAGGGGCACCAGCGCCTTGGGCAGGCTGTCGTACTTGCGGAACTCGATGGTCTTGCCGCTGTTCTTGGGGATGGGATGCTTCTGGCCAAACTGGTCATGGATCAGCTCCGGCTCGGCCAGATTGATAAGACGCATAGAGTAATACGTCTTCATCTCGTCGGACAAACCGGCGTCCAGGGTAGTGTTGGTGTTGCCGTCAAACAGGTTCAGCACCACCGGCATCAGGTACAGGTCACAAATGGTATTCATCATAGTTTCATAGCTCCTTTCAGCATATCGCAGCGGAGCCGTGAGAGATCAGAACGAAATGCGTTCGCCTCTTGCCACTCTCCGCTCGATCTCTTCAAAGTCTGCCCTTGTCAGCTTTGAAGGATCCGTCTTTGTTACGAACGCGCTGTTGGAGTTGGTGCCGTTTTCGTTGGGACGATTGCCCTTTGCGCGAACGGAGTCTGCCACCTTCTTCTCCGTGCTGGCGGCCGCGGCCTGTACCGCGCTGCCCATCAGCTCGTCAAAATGCAGCACGCGGTAGGCGTGCTCCACCGGTGTCCCGGCCTTCAGCAGGCTCAGAAACTCCGGGTTCTGCAACTCCTGCATCAGGTCGAAGCCCTGGTACAGAGGGTTGCCCTTCATGGCCTCCGCCTCCTTGTACCACTTCTCGCCCTGCGCCCGGAAAAACTCGTTCTGCTGCTGCTCCTGCTGGCTCCGCAGCAGCTCGGCGTTCTCCCGCTTCAGCCGGCGGAACTCCTTGTACTGCTCCTCGCTCATGCCCGCCTCCTCGGCGGCCTCGCTCCAGTAGGCGTGGTCGTTGTCCACGGCCTCCAGCAGCCGCGCGGCGTCCCCGTCGTCAATGCCGTAGCGCTCCATCAGCGTATCCAGCACCGGCTGGTAGGACTTCATCCGCTTCTCATTCTCCCGCGCCTCCTTAAAGCGCCGGTCGATCATCCGCTGCGTTTCCTGGGTGTACAGGTCCTTGTACTCCCCGTTGATCAACTCCCTGAAAGCCTTTTTCTTGGCATCCAGCGCGTCGGACGTTGTCTCCACGTCCTTTACCTTCTCCTCAGCCCCGGCGTCAGGCTGCTCCTCCGTCTGCGCTTCGCTTTCCGGCTGCTTGCCGTACTTCACGTCGCTCAGTGCGCCCGTTTTGCCCTGGCGGGTGGTACCAGTGCTCGCTTGTGTTTCGCCCTGTGCTGCGGGAGCTGCCGCCCCGCCGCCCTCGCCGTCGAACAGGCAAAGGCTCATGTCAAAAAGGTACATATCTTGTCCTCCTAAAAATGCGCGGGCATGTCGCTCCCGTGTGGCGTCCCCGTTCCTGCGGCGAAGCGGTGTCTCATAACCGCCGCCCCGCCGCCCGGAACAAAAGGGAGGTACAGAGTTCGTCTCTGCACCTCCCACGGTACCATTGCTTTTTCTGAATTTTCCACTTAAAAGTGGAATTTTCAAAATTTTACAGAAATTTTTTTCGGCGCAGCCTTTTCCAACTGCAAAAAGCCGATCTTCAGCAGGTCGTACAGCCATTCCCCGCCGTGCCAACGCAGGTATGCGTCCCCGCTGTCCAGCTTTTCATACACCAGCTCCGCCTCCTGCGTGTTGTGCAGCCACCCCGCCGCCGTGTACATGAGGCAGCTTATGGCCGCGCACACGTCCGGCGCGCCCGTGGCGTGTCCCCTGCACCTGACGGAGCAGCTGTCCCCGCTGTGGAGCGTTACCTCTGTCATACGCTGGGTGTGCTCCGCTTGGCAAGCGCCTGCCCGTACCCGGTCATGGGCGTCTGCGCCTCCATGATGCCGCTTGCAAGGCCATTCCCGCCGCCTCCGCCGCTCTCTGCGGCATTGGTGCCGCCGCCTGCCTGCGTCTCCTCCTGGGGCATGAGAACGCCGGTGATCGCCGAGAGCTGCTGGCTCATTTGCATCACCATGTTCAGCAGCGTTTGCCCCTGCATGACCTTCTCCTTCACCGTCTGTATGCCCTCAAAGTCCATCATGTCCAGCGCGATCAGACTGGCCTGCGCGTTCTCCGGTGCGAAAAAGCCCATTGCGTACAGCTCCTTGGCCCGCTCGTTCTGCTCCATGCGGCTAAAAGGGTTTTTCTTCTGCGCCTTGATCTTCAAATCGAACACCGGCCGGCGGAACATGGGATTGCCCATCGTATCCAGTCCGGTCACCTGGTCCTGCAAGCCGGTGTTGTCGAAGTCGATAAACTGGTACTCGCTGCCCTCACCTGTAATGCGGAAACTGCGGCTCAGGTCGTAAAACTGCCGCATCAGCTCCACGCACAGGGTGTTGATCTGCGTATACGCCCGATAGCTGGCGGCGATCATGTCACGGCTGGCCTTGTTGCCCGCCTCCTGAAGTGCTGCGATGGCCGCCGCCGCGGTCACGTTGGTGGTACCGCCGGAGTTCACATCACGGTTGGCCGCCGTGTCCTTCATCTCCTCGATCTTCATCTGCGCCACAGTCACGTAGATGTCGGAAAGCGGCTGCGTCACGATCTCCTGTATGCGTCCGTCGTCCAGCGGCCCGTTCACATGCACCAGCGGCCGGTTCCAGTCCAAAAACTCCTGCTCGTTGATGGCCGTGGTGTCGCTGACAAAGAAACGCTTTTTCGTGGCCATCATGGCGTTTTCCAGGATGTTGGCGCTCAGCTTGTCGATGTACAGCTGCGGGTCCTTGCAGATGGCAACATAGCCGAAGCCGATGGGCGTACCCTTCTCCGGGTACATCACGTCCAGCACCACCGGGTACATACCGTGGTCATAAAAGCCCCGCTCCCGGTACTCCGGGTCGTTCTCGCTGGCGTACAGCAGCGTGGAGCCTACAAATTTGATGTAGTGCAGCGCCGTCCTGCCATCCGGCGTCTTGACCTTGTAATACCAGTCCACCACCACGCTCTTGTCGCTGGTGTCCACGTTGTCGTCGTAGATGTACTCCTTCACGTCCACGACCTTGCCCTTCTGCTTGCCCTTCAGCTGCGGGTACTCGCTGTCCAGCAGGTCGTTGTCCACCAGGTCTACGATAAACAGGTTCCGGCTCTTCTGGATGTCCGTGATGCCCGGCTCCCAAAACAGCTTCAGCAGGTCGATGTCCCGTATCTCGATGTCGCCCAGTCCGTTGTCCTTCTGCGGATCCCAGAAGATGCCGTACACCGCCGTGCCGTGCTTCAGCTTCTCCCACCAGTTGTCGGAGTACACCTGCTCGAAGTGGTTGTACTCCTGCACCACCGGCAATATCTGGCTCAGCGTCTTGGCGCTCTGCTCGTCGCTGCGCTCCCGGGGCAATACCACCGGCTCCGGGTAGTTGTCCATCGCGTCGGCGTGCTTGTTCTGAATGGTGTTGAACAGCCACGCGGAGGACGGCTTTGGCTCCGGCGGCGTAGACGTGACCTCCTTGCCGCTCTTGTCCACCCGCTTTGCCTTGCTCTGACCGATGCCCTCCCAGTGCCGCAGCTCCCACCACAGCTCGTCGTTGACGATGCGGTTTTCCAGGTTGCTCTTGCCGTCCTTGTACTTCGTCAGCAGGTCGATGCCCCGCTCCACGTCCCGGTCCGTGATGGTGGGCGTCTGCTCTGTCCGCTGCAGCAGCATGGCCGCCATCTCCGGCGCCATGTCCTGCTCCTCCGGTACGATGCCGGGGATACCGTATCTCTCCATGCGCTCCTCCTTAATACACTTGATAAAATGCGTACCGGCTGGGCTTGTACTCGTCCTCTGTCTCCAGCGGGGAATACGGCCGCTCCACCGTCCTGTATTCCTCCCGCGGCCCTATGGGGTTGCGCATGCACACATACCGCAGCTGGTCGTAAATGTGGTCCTCGCCGTCGGTGTCGATGTCCTCCACGTCCGTCTGGTCATAGACCAGGTTCGGCACCGTCCGTATAAAATGCTTGCAGGTGCTGAACACATACAGCATGGGCACGCCGTCCTCGTCAAAGGCCAGCCGGTGGTGCACCTGCATCTTGCCGTTGATCCTGGCGTGGTCACCCTTCTCGAAGTACACCCGCTGCCGCTCCATCAGCGCGCCCACGCTCTCCGTGCCGTCGCTCTGCCAGATGGCCGGGTCGCCCACACGGTGTATCTGCTTCCCCTTCAGGTTGGGGTCCTCGTCCTCGATCCTCCGTATCTCCTGCGCCACCTTTGTGGGCTCCCACATCACGCCCCGGTTTGGCGTTCCCGCGCAGCCGTATAGCTCCCGTATATGGTACATCCGCCTGTTGCGGTCCACGGCGTACCACCCCACGGAAAAGGGCCGGGAATAGCCCCAGTCCAGTCCGCACCAGATCACCCAGTCCTCCGGCACCCGGAATGGCGCGATCACGTGGGTGTTCTTCCGGTCCATATAGTGTTCGCTGTCGTTGCGCCACTCCGTGAACACCTGCCCCTCGAAGCTGTCCCAATTGCCGTACAGCAGGGCGTTCCGCTCCGCCTCCGGCATGCTGGCCAGCCTTTGGACGTACATGGGGTCGTTCTCCATCAGTATCTTGTTGTCAAATACCGAGGACGGCACGAAGATCCGCTTCTGCTGCCCTATGTGCTTCCTGCCGTCCGGCGTGTACCACACAGCCTCCTCCGTGATGGTCTGCATCGGCGCCGCCGCCGTGATGAAGCGCTCCTTCACCCACCCGTGGCCTACGCCTCCGGGGTTGGCCGTGGAGCGCATATACACCCGCGTCCCCGGTCCGTTGGGCCGGTTGCGGGATTTCAGATACTCATATTCCTCCTGCGTAAAGTGCGTCAGCTCGTCAAAAGCGATAAAGTCATATGCCTGCCCCTGGTACTGTATCTTGTCCTGCGGCCGGTTCATGCTGCCGAACACGATCTGCGCCCCGCTTGGAAACCGCCATGTGTGGCTGCTGCCGTTGTACCTGGCCTTTGGGTATACCCGTGGGTAATAGTTCAGCGTCTTGTCAATCAGCTCCCGCAGCTGCGGGAACGTCTTTCGCAAGATCAGCGCCTTATACCAGGGGATATGCACCTGCCGCAGCGCCTCGATGACCAGCGCGTCGCTCTTGCCGCCGCCGGCCGCACCGCCGTACAGCGCCTCATACTCCGGCCGCGCCATAAATATGGCCTGCCGTTCCTGCGGCCGCCATACCACGCTACTCATCCCTGACCTCCGGCATCAGCACAACGCCGCTCTCGCCATTGTCCGATGCCTTGTTCATCATCGTCCACTTGTCGATCAGCGTACCTATAGCCGTGGTGATCTGGCTGGGCGTGGCCTCCGCCAGCTTCGCCGGATCGTTCAGCACCGCCAACCCATTTCCGATGATCTGGCACACCACATCCCGCTGGCTCTCCATATACGCCAGAATGTCTGCCGTGTTCTGTGCTTTTTTCTCCGCGGCTTTTTGTTCAAAGTCGTCGCTTGCTTCAACAACGCGCTTTACCGTTGTAGGGTTTACGTTGTTTTTCCTTGCCGTGGCGCGATAGCTGCCGCTTTCCAGATAATCCGCCAGTATTTTCTTTTTCTGCCGGTCTGTCAGTCTCGCAGCCATGTTATCACCTCGTTTTGTCTGACGCACCGGCCTCCCACCACTGGCCTTTGTCATTGGCACGTCTGTACCCGGCTTTCGCCTCGCCTGAAGTTGTTTTTACACAATTGGCCGGGTACCGCCATGCAGACATACTATCCTACACAGCGGCTTTGTCCTAAGACAACCACCACCACACCACATCCACGCCTCGGATTTCTCTCAAGCACGGTGGTACCCAGACCAACCACGGACTTTTCAGCCCTGCGCCGGTACGTCGGTCGCATCCGTTTCTTCATTCATAGCCGGAGCCAGCCAAATAATTATTATTCGTCCTGCCGCTTTCGTACAGCGCACAGGAAAGACCACTTCCGCAGGCTTACGCTCCGTGCGGCTGCGAGGCAAGAGGTCACGCCTATGGCACGGACAGTTGGGAATTGAACCCACCACACACGGTTTTGGAGACCGCGTCGCCACCTTGGTACATGTGCCCGCATATTGCTCCCTCCGGGCGGAGCCGAAGCCCCGCCCATCAGGAAAAGAAGGGGGAAAAGAAAAAGAATGGAGATGCAGAGTCTGCCCCTGCATCTCCCATGATAAAGTGCGTTTTTTCAATTTTTCCACTTTTAAGTGGAATTTTCAAAATTTATTTTTCGGCAATATCTACCACGCAGGGATAGTCCGTCCTGCCCATCAGATAGTCTACCGACACGCCGAATTCATCCGCTATGCTCTTCAGCGCGTCCATCGTCGGCTTCGCCGTGCCCAGCTCGTACCGGCGTATGGCATCCGAATTCAGCCCGCAGCGCTCCGACAGAACATACCGCTTCAGTCTCTTTCTCTCCCGCAGCTTTCTCAGCCGTTCCGGGAACTCGCTCATGTCAGCACCTCCTCCGAGAAGAACGTCTCCCGCACGCCGCCGCACTTCGCCACGATGAACCGCCCCTTCGGATGCACATACACCACTGCACCCTTGCGGACAGGAAATCGCTTTTCATCATTGGCACCGGATCCGGGGTACTCGCTCGGCAGCGTCATAAACCGCGCCCGGATCACATCACCCTTCTGCATCGCCGCCGTTCTTTCGTTCGCCGTAGGAACAGAAGTCGTCTGGCTTGCGCTTCTGAAACCCGCAAATAATGCAGCTCCCGCCAAACTCATGCTTGCAGCCCTTGCATCGCACCACTGGGGCGACATCAGCGGCAGGGATCTCGTCCAAAAGTTGTTCTGCGGCGTATGCGTATTCGATATGCAACAGACTTTTCGCCTTTTCTCTGTCAATGTATTCAGCCATTGGCTTATCCTCCCTCGTGGCAATATCCGTTTTCGTCCGTGTCCTTGCTCCAATAGGTGCAGTGCAGGACATTTCCGATCACCACTGATTGATAGCAGTCCTTGCAGCGCACCACCTCTACCACGTCAGCAGCAGGGATGGCATTTATGAGTTCCTTGATGTTCTTCCTGCCAAACCCATAGTCAACTCCACCGAAGTCATCTGTTTCGCACACATCCGCATCGGCATTGTCGAACTGTTCAAACACTGCCGTTCTTTCAATGTATTCAGCCATTGTCAGCCCTCCTGTTCCACGCTTCGATTGCTTTTTCTTTGCTGGGCAGCCCAGATACTTTCATCTTCTTTGTGTGGAGGCCATCACCAGCCCTATATCTCCCACAACCGGCATCCCACCCAAAGTCTGCTCTATCGTAGGTATCGTACATATGGATGACGGTTGCAACTCCACCGCACTCAGGGCAGCGTTTCAATTCAGCCATCCTTCTCCTCCCCATTAAACCACTTCAGCAGTTTGTGAGCGCACGAAACACACAGTTCGTAGTCATTGTCGTTTATGTCATTCTTAATCCGCCGCATACCGGCATAGGTGGCGGAGTTGAACGGGCTGATCTCCGCTCCGCAGCGGTCACACACTCTCTTTGTTGCCATCACTCCACCTCCTGCATCCAGAACTCGCGGCGACAATCGGAGCACCCCTGGCGCAAACAATCGGCGGTAACCCGTATATCAGCAGAAATACGCTTAGGGCACAGGATCAAAAGCCCGGTGTTATCAATATCAGCCTGAGGATACTGCTCCAAAAACACGCTCTGCCGTGTCTTGCACGGGTGTGCAGCAGACCACTCCTCGACGACCCTCACCACTTCTCCCGCTGTTTCCTGCGATTGCTCCTCCACATTTACCGTGCAAAAGTCAGTCATAAATGCAGGACATTCCTCACAGCCAGAAAATTTGCCGCACATACGCAGATATTCCTTTACAAACTTAATAGCATCCATCACATTTCCCTCCATCTGCACCCGTCACAGGCGCCCTCGTGTGCGTTTTTGTACTTCCCGCAGTATTGGCATAGCTCGTTCTTTATGGTGTGTAATTCTTCTTTAAGTCGCAAAACCTTGTTTGTTTTCGACACAGCCATGTCAAGTAATTCCTTGATGTCTCCCGGCGTCAGCCCTGTGTCCTCGTAGGTCGTTCCATTGTTCTCCTCCTTCACCGCCACAGCCTTTGCCAGCTGTGCCATGCCCTGCTTCATGTCCTCTATCTGCTTATCCCGCCGTGCAATGGCGTCCTTCAGGCTGTCGTTGGCTTTCATCAGTGCCTCGATGTGCCGCTGCTGGTTCTCGATCAGGTCAGCGGCGGCAGGCATAATCCTCAGGCACTCTCCTGTATTCCTGAGCTCGCACGAATTGCAAGCCGTGTGGTTTGCACAGCACCGCAGCGCGGTCACGATCTCGTCTCGTGTCATGTCATTCCTCCTCGCCAAATGGCAATCATGCTGGGAAACGGTGCCGTCCCCATCGGCTTTCCGTCCAGTTCAAATTTCAGCCTACCACGCAGGAAGCGGATCTCTGCCTTTCCCAGAATATAGTCGTGAAAACTGGCACGGTCTGTCCGGGCGGGGATCAGAAGAACCACCGTTGTCCCCGGTTTCTGTCCTTCGCGGTAACATTTTTCCGTCCACAGTCCGGTTTCCTTGCTCCCGTAGGGCGGATTGCAAAACACCGTTTCGCCCTCCCAATTTTGCCGCAAACCATCATCGCTTTGCGTGAAATACCGCGCACACTTGTGGTTGCCATCACTGGCGGCAGCATCCAGCGTGAAGTGGAACTCCGCATCCAACTCGTCAAACAGCTTTTGCGGCGTTTCCCAGAAATTTTTGTCGCTGGAAAACAAAGCGTCGTTCACCATGTCATTCCTCCTCTCACATCTCCGCCCCATTGCTCCGCCATTGCTTTGGCAACTCCAGGAAATGTTTTTGCCCTGTTTTTTGCTCTATCCGTGGTAAACATACCCTTGTGCTGTTCGCCATGCTTGTGGCTGTAACTGCCGCTTGGGCACCATGTCGCCGTCGGTTTTACAACATTTGTCGGCATCAAAGGCTTTACCCCGCGCTCCCACAGCAAAGTCTTTTTTGTAAACTCGTGTCCATATTGATATGGCTGAATTGCCTGCGTCGGTTCTGGATACTCAAATACTTTACTTGGTGTCGGATTTTCAATTATAACCTTGTCACAGTCGGCTGCCCATATTGCCAAAAACAACGCTTTGCCGCAAAGCCCTTCATAGTAGCGGCGAAGATTTAACATGCCGCCTTTATACAAGTGTCTTGCCCCGGCATTGCTCGTTTTGGTACACGGAGGGAAGGCGATAATCATATCCCATCGCCCCACATCATGCACCTGTCCGTCCATTGTGGTCACTTGCCCCCCCTCGATGGCCTTTAGAGCGTCGCCTAAAATGTGCCATTCCGGGTGTCCGCCAGACGGCTCCTGTATGTCGCAGGAATACGCCTCATGCCCCAGCGCACGAAACGCAATACATACCACTTGGCTTTCCTCACACGCACATAAAACTTTCATCTCAATCTCCAAACACAACACCGCACTCGTCCTTCAGCACGTCCTTGATGTGCTTCCGCTTGATGCGGCCCTCGTTGATCTCCTCCGCCAGCTTCTCCAGGCACTCGTACAGATACGCGATGCTGTGGGTGTCCCGGCTGTCCGCTGTCTCCTCTTGGACGTGCCAGCCGCACTTGTCCATCAGCACCATTGCCACCATGTCCATGTTCTCCCGTGTGCCTTGCAGCTTGCCACGCATAAAGATGCGGTCGTCCCTGCTTAAATGCTGCTTGCCCACGTCACACCTCCCGGATGGCAAACCCGTACCTACTGCGGAACAGTTTTGCTTTCATGGCATACTCGCGGGTACGCATCCCCTTCACGTCCTCCACCACCGGCAGCCAGTACCGCTGTCCGTAGCTGTCAGGAGCCGTTCTGCGCTCGTACACGAAGTCCGCGATGTAGTCGATACTTTTCACGCGGTCGCCCTCAAACGTCGTGTACGCCTCTTGCAAACAGTACCGCACCTGTAATTTCAGCCCCTGTATCTCACCGGCCTTTTGCAGCAGCATCAGCGCGTCGTAGCGCTCCGCCTCCTTCTTGCTGTCGAAGGTCAGCTTCCCGCGCTTTGTCTTCTGCGCCTTGTACTTCCCCGGTTTCCGCATCTTCTCCATGACCTGCTTCTGCGCCGCAAGACTAAGCCGCGCCAGGTCGTTACTCATCAGGCCCATTCAGTTTCCCTCTTTTCTCCAGCCCTCGTTTGTTCATCGTGTACCGCACCTCATGGACGACGCGGTTTTCTCCGCAGCGTTCGCATTTTCCGCCCAGCGTCCGCCGCCATCTGGGGGCGAAGATGTACTCGTCCTCCATGTCCCGGATGCACTGTCCGCACAGCTTCGCCGTGGCGATCTTCCAGATGCCCGCGTTCATGTCTTCGCCCCCTTGATGTACTTGCCCATCCAGGCATCACGCGCACCGTCGGTCTTGCCGACCGGCGCAGCAGGAGCATGACCCCACCGTTCCCACTTCTCAGCATTTCGGCAAGCCGCTTTCCAGTCTTTCATGGGGGTCTTGCCAACCATCCAGCCCTTCGCTTCGTAGAAGTCGATAAAGCCTTGCGGATCTACCGCCGAATGGCGTTCAGCCACGTAGGACTGAACCTCTGCCAGTGTGGGTGGGGTAAAGCGCTTCGCGCGCGTACTCCCACCGTCAGGTGGGAATAAGTCTTTGTCTTTTTCTTTGTCTTTGTCTTCTTTCTTTGTCTTAGTAGGCTTGAGGTCATTTGCGTTTGCTTCGGTTTGCTTGATTTTGCTTGAACTTGCTTGCGTTTGCTTGCCGCCTTTCGCCCCGTTCCTTGACCGTTCAGCGGAAAGCTCATCGTCCCTGTCCAACATCGTCCGGAACACCGGAAACAGTATGCTTTCCGCACCCTCCAACTCCGGCGGGGTGCCTGTTCTTGCGTACTCCAGAATGGCGATAAACAAACGTCCTCGCTCTGCATCTGTCAGCGCCGCTGTCTGCTCTATCCAATCATAGTAGGCTTTCACGTAGCACTTGCCCATAGGCCTCACTCCTTCGGCATCGCGCCGATAACGTACACCCCGCGCTCTTTGTCCAGCTCATATTGCACGGTGTAGTCCGTCAGGCCGCGCGTCACCAGCTTCGCGGGTATCTCCAGGTGATAGCCCCACAGCACGCCGCAGTCCTCGCGCTTTTCGCCAAACTGTACGGCGCAGGCGGCGTAGTGGGCGTCTACCATGTCGCCAAAGGCTTTAATAGCTTCGTCCGCCTCCGCCAGCCGTTCCCGCTGCCGCTGTACCACGTTCTGCAAATGCGTGTTCTGCCGCCGCAATGCCTTGATCTCTTCCTGCATCTTGCCCATTCACGTCACCCCCTTAGAAAGGCAGATCGCTGTCATCCTCGTCCATCTCCATGAACTGGCTATTGCTGTCCGTCCGAGGGAACGTGCCCTGCGCGTCCTCGTTCTTGCCGCAGAAGTGGACACGATCGACTGTCATCTCCGTCACACTGCGCCGGTTGCCGTCCCTGTCGTCGTATTCGCGGGTAGACAGTCTGCCCTCTACCGCCAGTTCCTTGCCCTTGCGGAAGTATTTGCAAATCATCTCTGCCGTGCCCTGCCACGCCACGCAGTTCAGAAACAGCTTTGTCTCCCGGTCTTTCACCGTCTCGCTCCACGCCACGCGGAAGCTGCACACCGCCGTACCATTCTGGGTTCTCCGCATCTCAGGATCCGCACAGAGCCGTCCCTGCAAAATCGTTCTGTTTATCATGTCAAATCTCCTTACAAATATGATTTCCCAAATTCTCTGCGGAAGTCATCTTCCGTCCAGCCCTGCTCCTGCATGGCCTTTAGCTGTCCGTACCGCTGTAGCTGCTTCATGGTCGTTGCGTTGTTGTGTACGGCACGCCTGCCGAAGATGTGGCACCGGTTATGGCACAGATACACCACCAAACCGTACTTCTCGCTTTTCTTCCGGTTTGCCGTGCCGGGGAATATGTGGTGGCGATCCAGCGGGTCCGCCCCGCCGGTCGCCCCGCACAAAAAGCATCTCTTACTCTCCATGCGCTTCCTCCGTCCCGTCCCACTCGTATTCCGGGCAGCTGTGAATGGCGTAGCTGTGCATGATGCCCGCCTTGCGGCCTCCTTTTTTCTTCACCGTAGGCGTAGCATCCCATCCGGGCACCGGCTCCGGGGCCTTCCTCGACCAGCTACAGTCGCCGTAGCACTTCTTGCACGTCCAGCAGGGCTGTATGTGCAGCTTGTTCATTTCGCCGCACCCCACTCTCTGTCCAGCTGGTTGTCCAGCAACCGTATTTGCAGTTTCATGGAGTTGATGGCCTCCATAGCGGACTTGTATACCACCTCTGCACAGTCTCTCTCAAACCGAAGCGCGGCGATCTCCGCCTTGCCCTTGCAGATGTCAGAAATGATCGTCACCGGCACGCCGTTGTCGCGTTCTGTAAGTATCTGTTTGGCCAGAGCTACCCGGTACGCCTTTTCGGCCTCCGCATATTTCTGCCCACGCCGTTTCAGCTCCGTAATGGCCACGTCCAACATCCGGCTCTTGTCTCGGATGTCATTTACCAGGTCACTCATGCTTCTTCTCCGCTGCGTTGGCCGCCTTCATGCAGCCCCAGCACAGCCGCTTTCCGTATCTGTCCAGCGCTCTGTCGGAGATGTCATCCGGGGAATACCTAATGCCCTGGCACGTCACGCTCTTAATGGGCATACCGCAGCTCTCGCAGATGACAGTGCCTTTAGGGTATGTTACAGGTGCAGGCTTGTCGTACTTGCTCCTGTCCGCCTCCCAGTACACGTCCGCGCCAAAGCCCAGCGCCTTACAGGCCACGGAGATAGCATCCGTTAGTGCCATCTTGAAGCACTCGTCAGAGGTATAAGGGCCGTTCTTTTCCTTCGCCACAAACGCGCTGCCGCCTGTGCCGGGAATAGCCTCCGACCATGCGCCGTCTACCTTCACAAACAGGTCAATGTCCAGAAACGCGGCCACTTCACCGTTTGCGCCCTGTTCCAGCCGCTTGTCTGTGATGACGTACTTCCAGCCAATGCCGCAGGGGCCGAACTGCTCCGTCAGGGTCTTCAGCCGCCACATGGGGTTGATGTCCGTCTTGCCCTTTAACCGGCCAGCGCCGATCTGCCTTTTGGCACTGTCCGGCACGCTTCGTACCGCGTTATAGATAGCCAGGTTCTCCATCACTTCACCCCCATGTTCATCCGCTCGGCGATCTCCGCACCGTCCACCGCAACACCGGCTTTCAACAGCGGTGCAATGTCGCTCTTGGCCACCGTGGGCGCGGCATACGTCACCTTGCCGTCATAGCCGTTGTCCATGCACCACCGCACCAGCTCCTCCATGTTGGTGATCTCAACCGCCGTGCTCTTGCGGTAGGTAACGGAACACTTTGCCGTCTGGAAGGGGTGCCCGTCCAATGCCCGGTCAACGTAGCCCCGCAGCCGGTCACGCTTGCGCTCCATCGTGCGGCGGCGCTCCGCCAGCTCCTTTTCCTCGTCCCGGATGGCTTTTGCCTCCGCGTCCAGGCTCTTGGACCAGCACACCATGTTCTCAATCTTGTGCTCCCTGTCCATCTGCAACTGCTCGAAAGCATCGTAGTCCAGCAGCTCCCCGGTCTCCGGGTCGATCAGCGCCTCCAGCGCCTGGTCAATGTGGTATAAACTCAAGCTCATTTCTTTTCCTCCCATGCGTCCACCGTTCGGATGCATACATCGCACCCAACGGTCTCGCCGTAAATATTCTTGTACAGGGTATCTGTTTCCTCGCCGCACACCGGGCATCGCGGCGCCTTGTAGGGCTTCGGTTCCACCCGCGGCTCCTTGTAGTCAAACACGCTCATACCGGCCTCCCCGCCGATTTCAGCACTTCCCGCATAGGCTTCCGCGCCTTGAGGATGGACATAGCCCGCGCCGTCTCCCGCCTGTATTGCCGCCACAGGTCGCTCAGCTCGTCGCTCTGGTAGTACCCGTCCCCGTCGTTGCAGATCATCACGCCCTGCTTCTTGGCTTCGGCCACGGCCTTTCGCATCTTCCGGTCCGTGGCGTGCAGCGCCGCCGCCAGGTCTTCCCGGCTGATGGCATTCCTGCGCCCCTTTGGGATCAGACAGGCGATCCGCTCCGTCTCCGCCGTCCGCATGGGCAATTCCGCTTTCTTGTCCTCGCCGAACAGATACGCCCTGCTTGCCCGCAGCGCCGCCTCCAGCGCCTCGGTGACTTCCTCCGTGGGCAGACACACGCCGTTTTCAAACCGGCTCACCATGCTCACGTCCATCCGTGCGTCTGCCAGCTTCAGAATGCCGCTGACCGCCTCCTGCGTCAGCCCCAGCTCCAACCGCCGTTCCTTCAGTCGGTTCATCGCTACACCTCCGTCCACTTGCCGTTCTTAACGGTGTACCACACGCCGGGTTTCAGCGTTTCACCATCCACAATGCCAGCCAAAATAGTAGCAATATCACCATTGGTATTTCTCTCAACGCACACAATAGCGTTTCCAAGCTCACCCATTACGCGGCCACAAACGCCGGTGGTCATAGCCACACAGCATTTGCCGGTGGCGGATGCTGCGCCCCTCCAGCCGGTGGCGGATGCTGCGCCCCTATCGCCTGTGGCGGATGCTGCGCCACTATCGCCGGTGGCATATGCTGCGCCCCTCTCGCCGGTGGCGGATGCTGCGCCCCTATCGCCGGTGGCGTGGTTTTTCTTTTCAGCGTCTGCCTTTTTGATGGCGTTGTCAAAGTCGCACTGCGCCTTGACGTACTCCACCTGGGCCTTGACAAGCCCCGGAATACCGATCTCCGCGCTTAATGTCAGTTTCTTGCCGACGCGTTTCGTATCGTCGCTTTTCTTGTTACTGACCTCATCCAGCTCCGCTTCAAAATACCGGGAGCCATCACCGGGCACGTAATAGCCCAGCACATCCAGCGGCATCTCACAGGCATGAAGCCCTCTCTCGCATAGTTCAATGTCGCCATCGACCTCCGCCGTCTTGCCAAGCGTATACTGGAATCCACGGCACTTCATGTCCTTGTCTGTTGCCTTATAGACCTTCATCTTCCATCCCTCTTTCTTATCGCCTTTTTGGCGTTCTCGCGCCTTGCGCTGTTCATGCTGTAAAAATCGGCCTCGCTGTACGATGCGTACCGTTTCGCCTTGTTGGCCTCAACGTCCCGCCGGAACGCTTTATAGTCCTCGCACTCCCCGTGGCACCTTTCGTGTCTGCGCTGGCAGCCCTTGCAGGGCGGAGCCGTCCGGTTCACCAGCCCGATCATTCCCACTTCACCAGCGCTTTCACCACACCGGCCTGCGCCGCGTCCTCGTGGCTCATCAGCACGTCCACCGTGTAGCCGTACACACCAGTATCGGCTGCTATGTAAGTCTTGCCGCCCAGCGTCACGGTGTTGCCCAGCGGAATAACGTCCGGGTCTACCGCCACGGCCTCGCCGATGTCCACCCACAGGCCGGATGCCGTCAGCACCTTGCCGTCCCGCTGGTTCATGTGGGCGTAGGGTGTGCAGCAGGCGCAATACCCGGTGATGTCGCACACCAGCAGGTTCTCCGGCTCCAACTCCACGACCTCCCTTGTGGGCGGCGATTGCACAACGTCCTCCTGCACCGGCGGCAGCGTCAGGCACCACGCCACCAGCACCAGCAGCATCACCCACAGGACGATTGCCACTACCCACATACGCCTGCACCATCGCCTGGTGCGGCATAGCCGGGAGTATTCCCGCGCCCGCCTGTTCCGCTCTCTCATCGCCCCAGCGCCTCCACGCCCTTGACGATAGCCCAGCTTAGCCACGCCGCGCCGATAAACGCCAGCGTCCATGCAAACCAACTCATTCCTCCACCGTCCTTTCCGCGATCCATGTGTCCAGCTGCTTCTTGAAGATCTGGAACACAGGGCTTCGCTCCATCTCGATCACGATCCCAAAGGGATACACACCCTGCCGGATGCCCTGCCGCAGCGTATCCGGCGATATGCTCAACCCACGATCCCGCAGGTACTGCGCCGCGTCCTGCGGCGTCAGCGTCGCGATCCTGCTCATTTCTTTCTCCTCTCGATAATGGCGTCCAGCGCGTTCTCCATCCGCTTCTGGATGTCTTTCGGCTTCTTTACGCCGTTCAGGATCTGGCACACATACGCCTTTCCGATCCCCAGCTCCGCGCCCAGCTCGGCGTAGGTGATGCGGTTATTGTGCATCCTCCCGATCAGTCGTCCCGTCCATGCTTCCGGCATTTCTTCTCTCCTTTCAAATTTATAGTTGCAAAAGTTTACTTTTCGTGATACCATAAAGTTGCCAAACATCATGCATCACGACTGGCAGTGCCATCTGCGCTGCCTCAATAGTTCTGCGGCCCGCTGCCAACGGGCCGTCTCACCACCGCCCTTCCGCAATTACGCTAACAAATTCAACCCATAACCGTATAATAACGCTAACGTTGTTGACAGTCAAGCCAAAAACGCTAACAAAATAAACTTCGGTTGGTTGCACAAAAATTCTTGAGGTAATTTGTATGTTTTTTCAAAACTACCTGCGCCTGTGTAACAGCAAAAACATAAAGCCAACTGCAGCAGCCCTTGAAATGGGAATTGCAAAAGCAACTGTTTCTCGCTGGAAATCAGGCTGCAAACCAAATTCTGCAACTTTGCAAAAAATCGCTGACTATTTTGGCGTTCCGGTCGAAACCCTGACCGAAGAGCAAAAAGAAACCGCGCCCACCGTTACCGATGAGCGCGATCTTGAAATGCTGTCTCTGCTGTCCCGCCTTACGCCGGAGCAGAAGGAGATGCTTCTCCTCCAGATAAAAGGGCTTTTGCCGCCGCAAGAATAATATCTTTCTCCGCCTCCCCCAGCTGCACAAACAGGTCCATCAACTCTCTGTCCATTTTCTCCCTCATTCCTTCGTCAAATCGTCCAATTTCTATCCCATGTTTTATTCAGTTGTACTAAAATCCCCGTCTTACACTTGTAATTTCTTCACCAAGTTATATAATAGGTGCCAGAAAGGGGGCGTATTTTTACGAAATTAACTCACGCTATTCACATCATTGTGCTTGCTATCTCAATCTCTTTGTTTTTGCCGGGATGTTATTACGACAAAGATGATATGGAAAGTGCATACGACAACGGGCTTATGGATGGGTACGATGATGGGTACTATGACGGCTACCATGATGCGCTTGTCGACAACGGCCTTGCTTCTGATCCTCCGCCAACAACCACATACGCAGACGATGAGGTACCCGTGGAAAAGCATTTATCCGCCGGTGATATTTTTGGTTTAGTTATTATATGTGGTTTGGGGCTTCTTCTTATTTGGATGGTCGTTTTCCCCATAGTGGACGGCGTAAAAAAGAAACGTGAACGTAAGTTTTATGGAAGCAACTGGGGGAAGAAAAAATGAAACGTTTTATTTGCTCTGTCATGGCTGCGTCCATGCTGTTTTTAACCGCATGCTCAGACACAACTACAACACAAGCAAAAGTTGACAGCAAACCCGTTTATATCACAGAAACAGGTGGAAAATACCACCGCTGGTCTTGCCGCTACCTAAAAGACAGTTGCTACGAAATATCTCTGTCCAAAGCCATTGCCCGCGGTTACACCGCCTGCTCTGTATGCAAGCCTTAGTCCAGGCGTCCCCGCCGCCTCCGCAACGGCGGCGGGGACTTGCAGCAGCCACGCCAACCATCACGCATGTCTGCTGCGGCTTTACCGTAGCAGTTTTAAGTTGGGTCGGTCAACGCCAAAAAGGGAAAACCGCTGTTTTCTCGCAACAGAATTAGGATAATTGACCGCCAAAAAGGGGAAAAGAGGGAAAAATGGAAGATACGTTAAAGGAATTGTGCCGCGAAGCAAGGGACCGCCAGAATATCACTATTCAGGACCTGGCAGACGAAACCGGAATTTCCATATCCACCATCGGAAACTTTTTTGCTTCCAAATCCAAAGCGCCCAACGTCTATAATGCCGGCGCCATCTGCGCCGCCCTCGGTGTGTCTCTTGATGAATACTTTGGGATAGATCCGGTCATAACTACAGAAGATGAATTGACGCATGCCAACGACCAATTAAAGCATCAGAAGCAGCTTCATGACGCGGACGTTCGCATAGCTCACCTTGAGGGCAGCATGGAGCAGATGACGAAAACCATTGAATACCAGCGCAAGAAATCGCGGGACACAAAATTTGCTATTTATGGCCTTACGTTTTTGTGCGCCATGTTTATGGCTGTTATCGTGGGATATATCTTTTTTGACTACCGCGTCCCTAACCTGGGGCTTATTCAGGGCGGGCAGGCCGGTGTATTCGCATGGATCGTCTTTTTGCTGCTTGCCGCCGGCATCGGCATTTTTGCCTCCGTTTTTGTAATGTACTTGCGTTACGCAAAAAAGCACACGCCAAACCTCGACGTATAAAACATTTGTTCTATTTTACACAGACATTGTATATGACAAGTTTCTTGTTTTCAATAGACGTAATTCACAAGTTTCTTGTTGTTCTTTTGTGAGGTATCCCTATGTCCACTTGTATAAAATGCGGCGTCGAGCTTGTCCCCGGCGCCGTTTACTGTCACATCTGCGGGAAAAAGCAGGTCAAAGAAACCCGCAAATCCCTGAAGCGCCCCAACGGAGCCGGCACAGTCTATAAACTCTCCGGCCGCCGTACACGCCCCTGGGCCGCTGCCAAAAATCATGTGATCATCGGCTATTACGAACGGAAAACCGACGCGCTGGCTGCGCTGGAAAAGCTTTCCGGCAAACCGATCGAAGAAAAATTCAACATGACGTTCTCTGAGGTGTTTGCGGAATGGAACGCAGAACACTTCCGCGAAATAGGTCCGAAGGGGATAGAAGCCTACGACATTTCCTATAAGGCCTGCGCCAGTCTCCACGGCAAGAAATTCCGCGACCTGCGTACAAAGGATTTTCAGGCGATTATCGACAGCAACATGGCCAAGTCCAACTCAACGCTGTCCAAGTACAAGCAGCTCATGACGCAGATGTCCCGCTGGGCCGTCCGTGAGGAGATCGCCACCACCGATTTTGCCAAATACGTCAAGCTCCCCCAGCAGGTCAAAAAAGAAAAAGCCATCTTTACGGATGACGAGATCGCGCTGTTGGAAAAAGACGGCTCCGATGCTGCCAAAATCGCCCTCATGCTGCTTTACACCGGTATGCGCATCGGCGAATTGTTTTCCCTGCCGCTGGTGGACTACCACGAGACGTATGTCATCGGAGGAGAAAAGACAAAAGCCGGTAGAGACCGCGTCATCCCAATACGTCCGGAGGGCAGGAAGTATTTTTCCTACTTTGCCGACCGGGCCGACGGCGATCTGCTATTGTCCGGCTACGACGGGCAGCGCATCCCCGCCAATTACCGCAAACGTGACTTTTACCCTCTGCTGGAAAAGCTCGGCATCCCAAAGCACACGCCCCACGCCACGCGCCACACCTACGCAACATGGGCAAGAAGCGTAGGCATACAGCCGGAAATTTTGCAGAAGATCATCGGCCACGCGAGCTTCTCCACCACCGCCAACATCTATGTCCACGCCGACGCAGAAAAACTAATATCAGAGGTGGAACGTGTTAGCAATTTGTCAGTAACCGAAAAAAACTAAAAAAGTCTTATGCAGTTTTACATTACAGTTTCATGTAAAACAATCGCCAAAAACCGCTTAAATCATCCAGAATAGTTGTAAATATTTGTGCACCATAATTCACACGCAGGAGGTCACTGGTTCGAGTCCAGCAGTCTCCACCAAAAAATCCCTGTAACAACAACTGTTACAGGGATTTTCTTATTTCCTATAAAACACGCTTGCTAGTAACGTGTTAGCAACGTCAGCCCTTCTCCACCACGTGCATGCACTGCCGCAACGCCTCTTTCACGTTGGGATCGTCGGTGTCCTGCATCATGCGCTCGATCACATCTTTGGCATGCCCATCGCGTGAATACCCGTCATCGCGGCTATACCGGCCCATAGAGTCTCTCTTGCGCCGGTACGAGCTGCCGCGCCCATACGTACCCCGGATGCTTGCATCCCAGTCGCCGCCGCGAGAATACCCATCCTCGCGGGAATACCCATCGTCACGGCTGTACCCGCCGCTCTCAAACATGGCGATCTTATCAATGTTCTTGATAGAGGCCGTCAGCTTGTGGATCACGTCCAGCTCTCCGGTGCCCATCTCCTGCTTGCCGGCATACTCGGAAAGCTCGTCACACAGCATCTCGCGGATGCCGAAAAGTTCCTTCATGTTCATGTCGTCCCTCCTCTCACGCAATTCTCTCAACGGTCAAATTGCTGTTGGCAAAGCTGACCGCCTGCGTACTGGTGTTCTTCATGGCGACCGTCAGGCAGCAGCCCTTCGGTACGCACACCTGCGCGGAAACGTAGATATTGAAATAATTTTCCACGGCAGCAGGCGTCACCGTCGCTGTGGCGCTGGTCAGCGCCTCGCCGTTGACGGCCAGCGCGGCGGTGATGGCTCCCACGGCGCCGCCGGTGGGAATGGCGATGTTGCCGCCGTAAGTGACTTTGTACAGCGCTCTGCACTGGTTCGTCAGTCCACGCAGCGTCACCACCCCGGCACCCTCACGATGTACGATGCACGGCTTGCTGTTGACCGCGGTTTCCGTCAGAGGCACATTCTGCCCTGCGGCCACAGTCACGATATTGGCGTTGGTAAACTCGGCCAAAATAATCACTCCTTTCAAAATACAGCGGCGGAGCTATTGCCCCGCCGCGTTGGGCGCCACCATCCAGCTCCTGGCTTCCTGTTCGCCCGATACCCACTGCACGCCGCTCTGCGGTATAGGGTTCTGCATCTGCGGCATCTGCTGGGGCATCATCTGCTGCTGCCTGAGCTGGCCGAGGTTGTCCGGCATAGGCGGCATATAGGGGTTTCCGTAATAGGGATAGTTCATTCCTCATCCGTCCTTTCCCAAAAATACAAAGGTGTTTCGGCCCCGGAGTCCCACGTGTCATGCCAGTCTCCGTCTATCACGCACACCACGTGGGACGCCAGCGCCAGAAGATATGTACCACGCGGGTGCTCTCTTGCGAAGTCACCCACGGAATAGCTGTCCGGGTAATCCTCCGGGATAATATGCCGCCTAAATCCCAGTTTTTTCAGATACGCGCCCCATACATTGTTGGCACTGGGCATATCCGCCAAAGCCAGCCCCTGCATACACAGCTGCACATACGTCTCATGCCATCCCTGCCCAGTGGCCTTGCAGATGGCCCTAACCGGGCAATCCCCCACGTTTTTGCCCGCCGGGTTTGGGTTATAGCGCACGAACATCACGACCACCTCTCTTTACTGTAAGCATACAGGGATATGCCCATTTCAAAGTGGCGATAAAGTGGCTGATAAGTGCGCGTTAAAAATCAGTGCGTCTCTATTGCGTTTTTATTTATTTCGCCGTATAATCAGGCTATCCCCCCCAACACACGCCGCCGTCCCCCTTTCGGCGGCAAATAAAAAGCCACACCTTTTCAGGTGTGGCTTTTTTCTGCGTTCAGCCCGTCTGCAATTTTTCGGTATGCCCTTCGCCGGCATCGTTTTACCACGTCAACAGACACGTTCATGCAAAATGCCTGCTCCACGCAGCTGCGACGCCGCACATCGCACTCCGCGATGCACTGGGCTTCCTCTTGTGGTAACTCAAAAGATTGGATCCATGCGATAGCCCTCTTGGGTGCCATGCCCTTCAGCATGGCGCGGATTTCCCTGTGCTGCTGGTTCATCCTGCTTACGCAGGCCTGCGGACCGCCTTGCGGCGGGATGGTGCCATAGGATGGTTGCGCCTATCGCCCGTTGCTCCTTTCTTTGTTTTACGGTGCCATCCACCGGTTTCTCAGTTCTTTCACAGAGTTTACGCCCTGCTCCTGCTTCATAATGGTCTCCACGCCCTGCCGCACGTCCGTCTCCTCATAGCCGTGCGCCAGCATCTCACGGTAGATCAGACGCCCCGTTTCGGTGTCCCTTTCTTTCTGCGCCCGGTACAGCAACTCGCACCACGTTTTCCGGTTCCCGGCGCTCTTGTCCATGCGGTAGATGGCCTTTTCCATCTCAAACATCAGCCGCACATTCCCGGTCTCGCTGGCAATACTTCTGGCAATGGCCCAGGTATCCCGTCCCAGGTTCGCCACGCTGACGCCAAAGATCTTGCTGACCACGGTCAGGAACTGCTTGACGTTGTACGCCGCCGTTTTTTTGCCCTGTCCGTTGGCGCTGGAAATCATGGACTTGGTGGCCCTTACGATGTCGTCCACCGCGCCGGCATCCATGCGGTCTACGGTGTAGCCCTGCAAAATGGAAATAATGTCTTTGGCGTAGGGAATACGCCCTACCAGCGTGATGTTGCCCTTCACATTGCCCTGTAGCGTGATGTTCTTGACAGCCTCGCCAAAGTCCTTTTCCTCCCCTGTAATGCCGGTAAATGCTTCCAGAACGCGCTCCCAGTATTTCTTGTCCTTGTCGTCGTCCCGCAGGCCGTCCACGATGGACTGTGCCAGCGCGTTCACCACGTCCGTCACCAGCAAGGCACCCACGGCCCGCTTCAGCTGCTTCAGCGCCTTGCTGCGTTTCTGCGGGTTCGTTTCATACACCCATGCGTCGTAGGAACGCATCAGGATATTCAGGCTTTTCAGCGGCTCACCCATAAAGGACGTGGCCTGCCGCGTCAGCGCGTCGCTGTCCCGCATGATCTGTGTCCGCTGCATGATGCCGTCCACCACCTGCGTCTGGTCGATCACGTCCGTAAATACCTCCGCCACCTGCTGATAGTAGGCGTCGCTGCCAACCTCCAGGTTCGTGTCCGCCGCCACCTGCCACTCGCAGGCGTTCCAGATCTTGCCCCACGTCATCGCATCGGCTTTCCCGGCCAGTGACATACTCTTGTCGCTCAGCCACTCCATAAAGCTGCCGTCCGTGCCGTATACCTCCCGCGCAATGGTGTACCGGCTGCCCTGGTCAAAGCCGGACGTGTCCTTGATGCCCGCAATGGGTGCCCACTTCCGGGCCTTGTCCCAGCCGTTGCCTTTGGTCACGCCGTTGCCCAGGCCCTTCGCCATGTTCTCCGGGTCCAGCACCACCGCCGCCCGGAAGTACGCCGTGGGCTGCTGGATGACCACGCGCAGGTTCGCACCCACAGCAGCGCCCTTTGTGTTGCCCACAATGCGCTCCACGGCCCTTGTGGTGGCGCTGGCGTTCTTCACCATGCCGTTCTGCACGTCCCGCATCAGGTTCCGCCAGTAGCTCTGCGCCGCGTCGCCGTACACGCCGGACATCACCTGCCGCACGTTCTTCCCGGTCAGATTGCCCATGCTGTCCCGGTATCGGTAGTTGTACAGCCGGTTGATGTCCTCCATCGGGGCCAGCAGCGTGGCGTACTTGATCATGTCGCTGGCGTTCTGCGCAAACACGTCGTACACGCCGCCAATGTCCAGCGCGTTGCTGGCGTTTGGCGTCAGGGCCTTTGCGCTGCCCATATTCTTGATCTCTCTGGCGATGTCCGGTCCCTTCTCCACGCTGGATGCCGTGGCCTCCTTCGCCGTCTTGATGGGCCAGTAATGCGTCTCCATGAACTTCCGATAGCCGTACACCGACATGCTGGCCTCGTTGCCCCACTCCGCCAGCTTCGTGCTGGCCAGCTTCTGCAATCCGTCCGCCACCTTGATCTGCTCCGGTGTCAGCACGGAGGTGATGGCCCTGACGTCCTCCAGCGTCAGCAGAATGTTCTCCGTCCCGCGGGGGATGGCTTTCAGCTTGCCGTCCCGCTTGATCTCCGGCTGCACGATGCCGCCCACCATCAGGTGGTTCATGGCCTGCTCACCGCGCTTTGCCAGGTTGTACAGGTTCATGATCTGCTCGTTGGTCAGCGTCAGCTCCACGCCCCGGCTTGTGGTGAACGTGTGCCGTTCAAAGCGGTTTTTGTACACGTCCGCATCCAGGAACTTTTTAGCCGCGCCCCGCAGATCCGTCAGCATCACGTGCTCCCGGTCCTGCGCGTTCCGCAGCGTCCGGTATACCTGCATGCCGCCGTCGCCGTAGGCGGAGAAGAACGTATACGGGTCCGCCATATCCAGCGAGATCTTCCGGTTCCGCCGCTTCCGGCTCATGCTGCCCATCATAAGGCTGTCCGCCCACTCGCTGGTCCGTGCGTACTTCTGGTTCGCCAGCGTCCGGTCGTAGCTGGTCAGCGTGGCCTCGATGGCCCGCACCGCGTTCCATACGGTCTCCAGCTCCGTCACGTTCATGTCGGCGATACGCTTTCCGCCAAGCGCCGCCAGACTGTCCAGCAGACCGCCGCTGTCCAGCAAATCGGGGTCCACCACCATGTTCCCCTCACGGGCAATGATGTCCTCGTATGCCTTTTTCAGCTTCACGGCCTCCTGCGTCCGTCGGGTCGGGTCGCCGCCGGCGTTTTTCCGCAGCCGTCCGTTCTCGTCGTAGCTGTATGCGCTCTCCAGGTTGATGTTCCGCAGCAGATCGGCCACCACCACGCGCACCTCATCCGGGATGTGCTTCTTGTCCGTGGGACGCAGCAGCTTTTCGGACAAAGGGCCCGTGTGTCTGGCGATCTTTGCACGCATCTCTGCGGCGTACCGCTTCTCCCGGCCCTTCTGGGTCTTCTCGCTGTACTCCCGGCGCATCCGCTTTACCATGTCCCGGCGCTTTTCCCGCTCCTTTGTCAGCATTTCACGCACCCGTCCCACGGCCTCCTGCTTCTCCAGCTCCCGCCGGTCGGCAAAGGTCTTCTTCTGCCGCACCTGGTCAGAGATCATGCCGTCAATGATGTCGTTGGCGATCTCCTGAATGGCTGCGTCACGGTAGCTGTCAAAGGGGTTTTCATAAATGCTGTCCATGCTGTCCAGCACATCCGCGATCTGCTGCAGCTTGTCCGCCTCGGTATACACGTCGCTGGGGAAATAGCCCTCGCCGAACATCTCCGTCATTTCCTCGTACATGATGTCCACCGGCAAGCCCTCCGACTTGTTCAGCTTCAGCGTTCCCATGTACCGCTTGCGGAACTCGTTGTAGTGGTCCATCTCCCCGTTGAAAAGGATCTTCTGCCGCTTCAGGTAATCTTTGATCTCCAGCAGCTCCGCGCCGTGCTCCGTCAGCTCCGTCGTGTTGTCCACGATGGCCGTCGCCGCGTTTCTGGCGTAGGGCATCAGGTCGGCCATGCTCACGTCTTTCTTCATCACAGCCTTGCCCAGCGCCTCCATGTCGGCCTGAATGTCTCCGTATTTCACGTCGCTGCCGTACTTGCGGATGGTCTCGCGCCCCAGCTTTTTCACGTCCCGCTGCACCACAGAGGGCTCCTTACTGATGCGCATTTCGCCCTTCAGCTCCTGCACCCGCTGCTCCAATGCGCGGTTGCGGCTGGCCAGTACCGTGCGCTCCCGTTTCAGGTCCCGCACCTCCTGTTCAATGTCCGCTGTGCTCCGCAGCTGAAATCTGGCCCCCTCTACGCTGTTCACGGCATCCAGCCGTGCTTTTTCGTCTCCGCTTGCGTACTCGATCATCCGCACACCGGCGTTTTCCAGCGCCGCCTTTACCTCTGCGCTGGCGTCGTTAGGAATGACTGCCGCCAACACCTCATCAAAACCTACGGCTCTTTGCGGCTTCGCCTCGAAATACCCGGTCGGCATATTGGAAATGTCTCCATACAGCTGCAGCACTTTTTCCGCCGTATCCGGTTTGATTTGCAGCGTGGGGTATGTCCGCAGCTCTTTATCAATTCCCGCCACCTTCCGTTTTGTACGCAGCGTCTCTACAATAGCCGACGCCGCATCGTCCGATGCGATAAACTCATTCCTTGCTGCAGGATCCTTGATCTCGTTGGTCAGCTCCGCAAGGCGTTCAGAATACTTCTGCCGGATAGCGCTGTATTCTTCCTCGGTCATTTTCTGCAGCCGCCCGGAGTCGGCCTTGTTCTCGTCAATAGAGCCGTAATCCTTTGACGCAACACCCAAAATTGCCTGGCCACCAAAGAATGTGTTGGCACCCTTCTGATCGCCTTGCTTCATCGCCTTAACAATGTTTTTCAGCGTGATCTCATAGTGCGTTGCCGAAAAACTCCTGCGATTGCCGGAGGATGTATAGTAGTCTTTCCCGTTGTAAATGCCCTCGTTTTTTACAACACCGTCAAACAGATCATCCAGCCATTGCTCGTACTCCTTCTGATTTACCTTGTCGCGGATAGCTTTGTTGGTGGCGTCCCTGTCCACTTCTTCCGTCACAGTTTCCGTGTTACCGGCCAGATATTTCCGCGTATCCAACATATACCGCATTTTTGCCGCAACGGTTTCTGCGTTTACCACATCGGCCGCATCCTTTGAAGGTAGCCCCAGCTTTTCGTAGTATTTTTGCAGTGCGGCGTTCAGCGCTTCGCCGTGTTCCTTGTGCCACAGTTTTCTTGCCGCAATAGGCGACTCGCCGCCCTTTGCGCGAAAATCGTTTACAGTGCTCTCCCCCAATTCGCGGATCAGGAACGATGCCATTTCCTGCTGGTTGTCATCCATGCGTGTGACTTCGCGCTTCATTATGTTTTCTACCGCACCCCGCCCGGTATCTTCCAGATAAATGTTCATCACGCGCGGGTCATCGCGCATTGAGCTGATGATTTTATCTACGCCGCCCTTCCGGTTCAGCTCGTCCTCCAGCGTGTTTGCCGCAGAATATAAGGGGTCTGCAAAGCTCCTGCCTTTCGACCGCTCCATACGGTAAAACAGGTCGTGGATTTTCTTGGCGGATTTCTCATTTACCTCATATTCAATTCGCGGGGCAGTTGGTGTCCATGCGTCGTAACCGTATACCTTGTTGCTGCGGAACAGCTGCGGGTCGATGGTATCCTTGCTGAACACAAACGAAATGTCGCCGTACTCGCCGTGGCCTTCGTCTGCCTTTACGATGGCAATACTCGGCATAGGAAGCCCGCCAAGCTTTGCGGCATCCAGCAGGTTCTTCTCTGTCAGGTTATGCAGCGCCAGCAGGTTTTTTGTTTCCTCCACAGGCGCTTTCAGCGAAAATTGCGGCTTGACATTCTCGCCATCGGCGGGTATACTGTTCTTAGACGTAGAAGCCGTGGGCTGTGTGAGCGCGTCCGTACTGGATGTGGCCGCAGTCGGTCCGGTTTCTGCGTTTGTTTTTTCCGCCCACGCCCGTTTCTGCTTAATATTCATTTCACTGAAAATTTCAGAAACGTTCTTTTGCACTACCGGCTCCGTATCATTCAGCGTTTTACTGGCGTTGGCGATCTGCTGTTTGATGCTGACAACTGTTTTATCGGAAGTGTTTTTCAGGCTGTATTTTACACCGTCGCCCTCACCGGCGGCGGTTTTTGCTTTCTCCGCCTGCCGCTCCGCCGCGTCAAAGGCCGCCTGCCACTTCTGCGCAATGTCCTCCAGCTCTCCGAAGGTCTTGCCGTAGGCATCCATCGCCGCGTTGTCTCTTGCCTTGCCGGTGAACATAGCCTTGACTTTGGCAATAAATTCCTTTAGCCCGTCCAACAGCTTCTGCGCCGCCGTGCGGTTGCCCTTGGCAAACTGTGCGAACAGATCCGTGTCCTCGATCATCCGCCCAGCGAAGTCCGCGGCGATCTCGTCCATCACCTCGTCCTGCATCAGCGTTACGCCGGCTCTCTCTGCCGCCTCCATGTACCGCTGCACGACCTCCGTTTCCGTGTCCGCGCCGTTCTCCCGCATGCGGTACTCTATCGCAGCCTGCCGGAACGCCCGGTACTCGTTGGGGGACAGGTCCTGCATCCGGTGGGTGACCTCGTGCCCCGCCACCTCATAGATGGGGTTCGTGCTGTCCGCCGCGATCTGGATCAGGTTTTTCTCCCTGATGTACTGGCCGTTTGCCTGCCCATCCATAATGCTGTCCACGAACTCGATCCGCACGCCCAGCTTCTTGCCGATGGTGTTCAGCGTCGAGGCCGCGCCCTTGTCTTTGGCGATGATGTACCGGCTGTAGGCGTTGTCCGCCAGACCTGCCCCCGCCGTGGTGGTCACGGATGCTACATCCGCATTTTCTCGTGCCACCTGCGCCCTGGCGTCCTCCAGCCCCGCGTTGTACGCCGTGTACCGCTGCTCCGGCGTCAGCATCGCCGCGTACTTTCCCTTGGCCTTTTCCGCCTCAACGCCGTTCAGTCCCGCGTTGTACATGGCGGAAAAGCCTGCGTACACCTCCGCGTCGCTGCCACTTGTCTCACGCACCTGCTGATACGCTCTCTGCCCCGCCTCCATAAAGCCGCCCACGGCTTTCTGTGCGCGTTTCTGCGTCTGGGGGATAGCCGTGGTGCGCTGCGTCTGCTCCTGCGCTGTCTCGCGGCTTGCAAGGGCGATAATTTCACGTTTGAGCTGGCTGATGGGCTTTTCCGTGTCCAGCTTTACCCCGGTGCTGGCCTCCAGCGTCTCCACGGCCACCGGGTCCCGTGCAATGGCCGCCGCCTGGTTGCCGGTGATCGTCTCGCCCCGGGTCACCGCCTCCACGGCTTCCGCCGTCCTGCCGTCCATCTCCGGCGCGGTGTTCTGCCGCACGTCCCGGTCATACTGCGCTCTGGACGCGTTGTATGCCGCGCGGTTGGCAAGGGTGTTCACGCCCACCTGTCCGCCGCCCAGGATACCGCCAACCACAGCGCCGCCGGCAAATTCCTCCGCCGCTGCCGCCGGGTCGAAGATGGCGCCGTTGCCGATACCAACAAGGGGGTTGTCCCGTCCATAGACGGCGTTCTGCGTGGCGCGTTCGATCACACCCTGCACCACTTCCTCCTTGCCCTCGTCCAGCATGGCGTCCACCCATGTTTTCCATGCGTTGCCGCCGTTCTGCAATTCACGAGGCAGCGTCTGGATACCGCCGCCCACTTCCACGGCGGCGTTCATCAGTCCGTTGCCGATGGCGTACACGGATGCGCGGAAATCGTCCGCGCCGTCCGCCTTTGCCTGCTCATAGCCGGGGCCAAATACCTGTGCAAAGGAGATCTGGAAGTTCGGGTCTTTCGCCATTGCCCGCATACTGCGGGAAATGGTGTTGACCAACCCGGAGGACGCCGCCGCGTTTTCCGCCAGTGCGCCTG